AGGAGCGCGCCGTGCTCACGCTACTCGAGGAGTGGGCACGCGAGAAACGGATCGTCGGAGATCGATTTTGAGGGGCCCTCGCAGCGTGCTGCAACACGCCGCAAGGGCAATTTGACAACACCCAATCGGAGGGAATCATGCCAGAACTAGCCGTCATCGACAATACCATGACCACACAGACTGGCGATGATGTGATCGCCCGGGTGCGCGCCGAGATCGAGCGCCGCGGCATCACCCAGGCGCAAGCCGCGCGCGAGATCGGCATCTCGCCCACTACGCTCACCCAGCTCCTGGGCGGCACTTATGCTGCCGACCCAACACGCCAGATCGAGCGCCTGGCGAAGTGGCTGGGGCTGCAGGAGGAAGCGCGCGCGCAGGCGAAGCTCCCGCCCGCGCCGGCATGGGTCAATACACCGATCGCCGAGCGGGTGCTCGCCGCCCTGGGCTACGCCCAGATGGCGGGCGACGTTGCCGTGATCTACGGCGTGGCGGGGGTGGGCAAGAGCACCGCCGCGCGCGAGTACGCGCGCCGCTACCCCAATGTCTGGATCGCGACCATGAGTCCCGCGACCGCGGGGGTGAGCACCGCGCTCGAGGAGATCTGCCTCGCGCTGGGGTTCCGCGATCTTCCCCAGGGCGCGGCGCGCATGAGCCGCGCCATCATCGCGCGCATCGCGGGCGCGGGTGGCCTCATCGTCGTGGACGAGGCGCAGCACCTGACGGTGTCTGCCCTCGATGCCATCCGGGCGATCCACGACGCGACAGGCGTCGGGCTCGCGCTCATCGGCAACGAGTTCGTCTACGCCCGCATGACGGGCGGCTACCGCGCCGCCTACCTCGACCGGCTCTTCTCGCGCATCGGCAAGCGCGTGCGCCTGGCGCGCGCCGGCCGCGAGGATGTCGAGCGCATTGCGTCTGCGTTTGGCCTGCGCAACGGCGCGGTGAAGCTCCTCGTCGAGATCGGCGCGCGCGCCGGGGCGCTTCGGGCCGTCGTCAAGACTCTGCGCCTCGCCTCGATGATGGCCGCTGGCTCCGGCATCGAGCCGCAGCACATCGAGGCGGCGTGGAGAGACCTCGAGGGCGTATAGGAGGGCACATGAAACGCATCACAGATCCGAATTTCCGTTACGTGCCGGCCGCTGCGACGGACATACGCAAGACATTCGCGCGCGTGCGGCGCGAGATGGCGCGCACGCGTGCCGCAAGCGGCACGGTGCTACCCCTACTGCCCGCGCAGCGGGCGGTGCAACAGCGCCTGGACAATGAGGATCTCCAGGCGCGCAGACGCGGGAGGACCACATGATCACGATCGCCGACATCGAGGCGCTCACGCGCCGCTATGCCGAGGCGCGCTCGGCGCTCGCCGAGCGAGTCCAGGAGCTCGAGGACGAGGTGACGCGGCTGCGCCGGGCCAGGCTACCGGCGATCCGCCGCGCGCTCGCCGATGCGCAGGCCCGCCGTGACGGGCTCGCCGCCGCCGTCGCCGAGGCGCCCGAGCTCTTCGAGCGCCCGAAGACCGTCATCTTCCACGGCATCCGCGTGGGCTACCAGAAGGGGCGCGGCACGATCACCTGGGAGGATGACGCCAGAGTCTGCGCTCTGATCCGGAGGCATTTCCCGGATCAGGCCGAGAGCCTCATCAAGGTCATCGAGCGCCCCCTCAAGACCGCGCTCGCGCAGCTCTCCACCGCAGACCTCAAGCGCATCGGTGTGCAGGTGGTGGAGACGGGCGAGGAAATCGTCATCCGCCCGGTCGACAGCGAGCTCGACCGGATGATCGAGCGGCTGCTTGCCGACACCGAACCCGTCGAAAAGGAGGTCGCATGAGCCTCGTCATCCGCTCGTGGCCGTATGGCTCGCCGCCGGCGTGCTGCTGGCGGCCCTGATGGCGATGTCCGCCGCCACCGGAGACGACCAATGAGCGCCGCGCCCGAACGTAACGACCTGCGCCGGCGGCTGATCGCGCTGGCACACATCGCCGCGCAGCAGTGCGGGGCGGACGATGCTACGCGACGCGATGTGCAGCGGCGCGTGGCCGGCGTGGACTCGTGCGCACAGATGGACATCGCCGCGCTGCAGGCGGTCATTCGCTACTGGCAGCGGCATGGTGCGCGCGTGACGCTGCCCGGGCCTCTGGTGCGGGCATCCGAGGAGCGTGCACCGCTGATTGGCAAGATCCGGGCGCTGTCCGATGCCAACGGCTGGCCGTTCCCCGCGTACGCGCTTGGCATCGTGCGGCACATGCTCGGACACGAGGTGCAGCGCATCGAGTGGGTCACGGCCGAGGTGCTTCGCAAGGTCGTCGCAGCAATGGTCTACGCCGAGCGGCGTCGCGCGGCGAGCGGGCGGCCATGAACTGCGCCGCATCGACCGAAGCGAGTCCGAACAAACGCTGGGTTAGAACTGCCATGCCGATACGCCCAGAGATGCGCGCACGCTACCCGCACGACTGGAAACTTCGCAGCAGGTTCGTTCGCTTTTACCGGGCACGGAACCGCTGCGAGTGGTGCGGAGCCGAGAACGGCAAACCGCACCCGGTCACTGGCAGCAAAGTGGTGTTGACCACGGCGCACGTGTTTGACCACAGGCCCGAAGCGGCCGAGCTCTTGAACCTCGCGGCGCTGTGCCAGAAGTGCCACAACGGCCACGACACCAAGATGCGGCGCAACGGGAGGCGCGAGCGGAAATGAACTACGCGCGCATCGACCGCAGCGACCGATTGCAGCGGCTGCTCGTACTCCTGGCCGACGGCCAGTGGCACGGCACGCTCGACATCGTGCAGCGCGCGCAGATCTGCGCGGTGAACTCCGCGGTGGCCGAACTGCGCGCCAACGGCGTGCCGGTGCAGTGCAGATGCGCAGGGCGCGGCCGCTACGAGTATCGCGCCGACGTGCCACCTGGCATGGTCGCCAGCCTCGCACCGCAGGCGCTGCCCGCACCAGCGCCCGGTCCGCGCGAGCGCCATGGAGGCAGCCGATCGCAACGCTGATTGAGGCGCTGGCCGCCGCCGGCGTTCCAGAGCAGGAAATCGACCGCCTGCTGGATCACTTCGGAGGACTGCCTGTCTATGTGCCGCGGTCGCTACCCCGCGATCACGCGCTCGTGACGCTGGCCGGGCCAGCGGCCGCCGCCGCGCTGGTGCGACTGTACGGCGGCGAGCGCATCGTCGTGCCGTTGGGCTCTGCCTGGCGGCGCGCGCGCGTGGCGCGCCGCGTCCGAGAGCTGCGCGAGGCGGGTTTGAACAACTGCGAAATCGCGCGCCGGCTGGGCCTGCATCTGCGTCAGGTGCAGCGTCTGGTGCGCAATGTGGACGTGCCAGGCATGGCGGAGGACGAGGCATGAATCTAGGGCGCTGTCCCGTCTGCCACTGTCATCTCGATCTCGAGGCCATCGTCCAGGATGATTGCGCACGCGAGCTGCTCGCGCTGCTCGCAGGGTGCGATGCCGACCTCGCTCGTGCCGTCATCGGTTATCTCGGCCTGTGGCGGCCGGCGAAGCAGGATCTGCGCTGGGATCGGGCGCTCAGGCTCGCGCGCGAGGTGCTCGCGCTGGAACCCAATCCCCAGCGCCTCGCCTGGTCGCTTGCCGAAACCGTCGAGGCGCTGCGCTCGAAGGGTGGTCAAATGCCGCTCAAATCGCACGGCTACCTCATGCGCGTGCTCGGGAGCGCCCCGGCGTCCATCCCTCAGCCTGCGGCCTGCCACGAACGGAGAGCATCGAGCCGCACCTCCGAGGCCATGCGGCGGCTCGTGGAGGGGGCGTGATGCCCGCTGAGCCCTGGTTCCGCGCGGCCATCGCCCAGGGCCTGGTGCGGCTCGTCGCGCTCTCTCTGCCTGGCACTCCACCGGCCGACACCATCGAGCTCACGCGCGAGGCGTGGATCGAGGCACTGTGGCCGCTGCGCGCATGGGATGAGCGCCTAGATCGCGAGCGGATCGCAAGCGCCTTCCGCGCGCTCATGGGCACATGCGAGCGCTGGCCTGCCCCCGCAGCACTGATGCGCGCGCTGCCGCCGCGCCATGAGCCGCCCAAGTTGCCCGAGCCGCCGCCATCCGAGGCGGCGCGTCGCCGTATCCGCGAGCTGCTCGCGCAGGCGCGAGAAGCGCTCTCCCGCTGACGACCTATGTCGTAGGCGACGGCGGCGGCGGCTCCTGGATACTGATGGCATGGGCACCCGTCTCTGGCCCACAGCCATCACCGTCTCCGCCCTCGCCGTGGCCTTCATCGCGGGCTACGAGGGGTACCGCTCGCGCGCCTACGACGATGGCGTGGGCGTGCAGACCGTGGGCTTTGGCTCCACACGCCATCCGGACGGCACCCCGGTCAAGGCGGGCGATACCGTCACCCCGCAGCGGGCCGTGGTGATGCTGGCGAAGGACGCCGACCGCATCTGGCGCGAGGTGGCTCGCTGCATCGGTGAGGTGCCGCTCTATCAGCATGAGGCGGATGCGTACGCGAGCCTCGCCTACAACATTGGGCCGAGCGCATTCTGCCGATCGACACTGGTCAGGCGGCTCAAGGAATCTCCGCCGGACTACGAGGGCGCCTGCCGCGAGATCCTGCGCTGGACGCGAGCCGGTGGGCGAGAGCTGCCGGGCCTGGTCAAGCGGCGCGAAGCGGAATACCGGCAGTGTATGGGGGAGACCGCGCGATGATGCCCTTTGCCATGCCATGGCCCGCCATCGCCGTGGCGATGCTCTGCGTAGCTGCTGGTGTTGCCGGAGGGTACGCCCTCAAGGGGCGGCTGGCCGAGGCGCAGATCGCGCGCATCCAGGCCGATCACGCCGCCCAGAGGCAGGCCGCTGCCGAGGCCGCCGCGCAGCGCCTGGCCGCCGCGCAGGACGCCGCCGATCGAGCGGTCGCGCAGCGCGATGCGCGTATCGCAGAGCTTGACGCTACCACCCGGAGACTTCGCCATGATCTACGCAGCGCTACGACCGGCCGCCCTTGTTTGTCTGCTGACGCTCGCGGCCTGCTCCACCAATCCCCCGCTTTCGGCACCAGAATGCCCGAGACCTCCGGCGGCGTTGCTACTGCCCCTGCCGCCGCTGCCCCCGATCCCGGCGAGCGCGCCGACTCCACAGACGCAGATCTTGCCCGATGGATCCTCGACGTCGCCGCCCTCTATGAGCAGTGCCGCGCCCGGATCGACGCCATCCGGCAGTGGGATGAGGTAAGCCGTGGAAGGTGATGTGCTGATCGGCGCGCCCTGGCAATGGCTGCTCGCGATGGGGGGTGCAACGCTCGCTGGCGTGTTCGCGCTGCTCAAGTGGTTCGCCGGGCGGCTCCTCGCCGACATCGACGCGCGCCTGGCGCGCATCGACGAGATCGAGCGCAGGGTAGATCAGCTACTCGCCGACCTCCCGCTGCACTACCAGCGCCGCGAGGACACGATCCGTGAGCTGGCGCAGGCCGACGAGCGTTACCAGCGGGCGGTGGAGCAGATCATCCGGACCCTGCGCGAAGAGCTGGCCGAGAGCAAAAAACGCCTGGTTCAGCTCGAACGCGAGCGGGAGGCCGACATCCGCCGCTACCAGACGCGTGACGACGCGATACGCGAGTACACGAGCCTGAACGCCAAGATCGACCGGATCTACGAAGTGATGATGGAGCTGCGCCGTGAGCGATAAACACCTCGATCGGCTCATTGACCATGCGCGCGCCGAGCGCGAATACCTGCGCTGGGTGATCCTGACCGCGCTGTGGCACGCCCGACCCTACGGCACGGTCGAGACGGTGATCATCGGTGCGTGCCGCGATATCCCCCTGCGGGTCACCGCCGACCAGCTGCGCGCGGAGATGGTGAGCCTCAAAAAGCGCGGACTGATCGAGATCGACGACTCGGGGCCGATCTGGTCGGCGCAGATCGCTCCGCAGGGCGAAGCGATCGTGGATTACCGCTCCGACTGTCCGCCGGACATCGCACGCCCGCCGCGCTGGTAAGCATGCCGCGCCGCCCGAAAATCACCGGCCTGCCGCCGGCCGTACGCGCCGAGCTGGAACGGCTGCTCGCCGACCAGACGCATGGCGGCTACCAGGCGCTCGCCGCGTGGCTCGCCGGGCAGGGCTACGCCATTAGCAAGAGCAGCCTGCATCGCTACGACCAGCGCATCCAGCGCAGCATGGCCGCCATCCGTGCCTCCACCGAAGCCGCGCGGCTGATCGCGCAAGCCAGCCCGGATGAGGCCGACGAGCACTCGGCGGCGGTCATCCGCATGGTGCAGTCGGCGCTGTTCGACGCCATGCTGGCGGTGCGGGAGGCGGAGGACGCCGACCCCGCGCAGCAGGTCAGACTGCTGACCCACGCCGCGCGCGCGGTGGCCGAGGCTTCGCGCGCGTCGATCGGGCAGAAGCGGTGGGCCGAGGAGGTGCGCGCGAAGCTGGATGCTGTCGAGCGCACTGCCGCCGCGCAAGGCAAGCGGCTCGACGCCGAGACGCTGCGGGCCATCCGGGAGGGGCTGTATGGTGG